GGATTTCAAACTCCTCTAGCAAGTCCTCTCTTTGTCGCTTAAACGTTCCCTGCTCCTCTTTGACTGAAGCAAAACTCAAGTCTTGAACAGTAGATGACGCAGCGAAAAGCGCGGGGCCGTGAATAGCGGGAAAAGCAACGGCGGATACTTCTGCTAATCTTTCAAGTTTTAAATCAACACCCGGACTTAAAAGATTAATTAGTTTCGACTGAACTTCGTTAACCTTATTAAGAATTTTAGCCTTGGAAAATGCACCAAGTTTTCCGATTAAGTGTTGCATTTTTGGGTTGGGCAAATCCTCTTGGCGGATAACCCGACACTCGAAAGGACTAACAAAAATCCCAAGTTTCTTGAGTTCACCGTCCGCCCCGATCAATTGCTTGCTATGATCGGACATGAGTGGAATTTCATAACCTTGAGACATTGCCGCGTTTGTCCTTTGTGCAATTCTCAAGATTCTCTCAGAGGGAAATTCATGCACAACCCCTTGGTTGTCTTTATGGGTTCCCTCAATCAAAACCAGAGCGTTTTTAATCAGCTCTCCGGTGGCATTATCCTCAGAAAACTGACACAATCCACCTATAGCGTCAAAGCAAGAAACACCCATAGGGAAGGGGTAAATAATGGGTCAATTACAATACTATTCTGTTAACTCAAATTCTAGTAAAAAGTATCCCAATTCAGGATATTTAGACAGCATCGGATTAAGGTTAAAGAAACTAAGGGAAGATAGGAATATGACTCAGCTTGAACTGGGGGAGTTACTTAACTACAGGCAACATTCTATAAGCAGAAAAGAATCCGGTGTATCACAAATATCAAGTATTGAGGTGGTCAATATTTCCAGGGTTTTAAGTTTAACCACGTCTGAATTAATTTATTTATTATTGGGGGTCGATAATGGTTGAAAAATTAAGTTACCTTCCGGGTCAAATATCACCCAGTCTTGATAATTTAATCTGGGATTTTGTCTCTAGTTTGGACACTAGGGGAAAATACCCAATTAAAGATTTAGCTGCAATGCTCAAAGCTGATCCAATATCGGGCGCGGCTTTGACTGTTAAGGCATCAAGAGCAATCGCGTTAACCGGAATGTTTAAGCATGGCAATAATGAGGTTGCTAGTTTTCCCTCTGGCAAATTTACTCCAGTTGAATTTATTAATTCCTGTTGGGAGTTGATGGATGGATCGCTGTCTGATGTGATCCTTCAGATGTCTAAACAAGCTTATGGCTTGGGTCGGAGCGTTGCTGAGATTGTGTTTAGTACGGAGATGGAGGGACACAAGGGAGAATTAAGGATTAAACGATTCAATATTTTAGAGCCTAGTCGGATTAAGTTTGCAGGGAAATCCGGTCAGATAGATCGGATAATTTATTCGTCAAGCAAGGGGGAGGTCGGGATTCCTTATTCTAAATGTTTGCACATCTCAAATACCCCAATTGACAGCAACGATCCAAACGGCGACCCACAATCCGCGGCAGCCTATCCTTTTTGGGAATTTCATAAGTTGTTGATGCGGGAATGGTCTGTAGCTTGTCAACGGCAAGCGACAGGATTGACCATCGTACAGGTTCCGTCAACTGAACCGATCCCTATGATGGACGCGAACGGCAAGCCCATTCTTGATGAATATGGACAAACCAAAAACACATCGGCATTAGCTCAGGCTTTAGATCAATTAAAAGATTTAGCCAACGGGTCGATTGTTGGAACTGACAAAAACAACACCATCACCACGATTCCACAAACCGGAGGAGAAGGGTTTTTTAATTTAACTTCTGAGAAATTAGATAAATATAGGTGGTTGGCTTATGGAATCCCCTATACAATCTTTAATGAAGGCACTGCTACACTCGGACAGGCTGGCTTGAACTCAGGGCATAGATTGATTTTAGATGGCTTAATTGAGGAAATAGCTAGGCAGTTTAGGGATAGATTAATTAATAATGTTTGTCGCCCTTTATTGATGTGGAATTTTGGAATACAAGATAATTATGGAACATTTGAATCAGAACAATTCTTAGATCCCGCACAGTCGGGAATGCGAGTTTCTAATATTATGACCTGTATTCAAACTGGATTATTTAATCCCACTGATTTAGAGGCGTTAAATCAACTCAGGAAAGATTTAGGATTAAGTCAAAGAAGACAGGAGGATTTCAACCAAGAATTAATCGAAAAAATTATGGCAGCAGAACAGCAAAAACAAGCGCAAGCACAAGCTGAATCGGCAACAGCGGAAAAAACAGAGGAGAAAACAGAGGAGGATAACCCGTATTTATAACTTTCCGGTGTAACCAATTTTAATCTCAATCTCAATTTTTCTGCTATCTGTAGAATGGGGTGTTTGGGACACATTAATTTCCGATCTTGAATTGACAACCTGACTAGGGGAACCAGAAAAAGCACCCCAATCACACCCATTGATAGGCTCGGATAATCTAACTAAGCTAACGTTATTTGATCCTACTTGAATAGGATTAAAAGCAAAAGCTCTAATCACTGAAGGAAACCCCGGAATAGACATATTTAATTGAACAGCTACGGATTGACCTTGAGGCTTTGATTGTCTGGCTGATCCTTTTTGAATAGGGGATTGAGATTTAATAATATTTGCTAGAGTTTGACTTAAACCACTTTCTGTGACAATTTTCATGAGTACGATTTTTCCTGGGAATTTGAATCAATGTCTTCCCGCTACTGTATCAATTGAAACGGGGGGAAGTTTGACTACGAATGGCACAATCTATTTAGGGATTCAAGCCCTCAACGAATCGGGGGTTAATTTTTGTTCAACACTCGTACCGGCAAGCTATACGGTCGGGAGTCGAATTAGAGTCCAGTTTAATTCTGCCAACAGAACCGGAGGGACTCTATTCCCTTATTATCTCTTAATTGCTTCACCTGATAGCGACAAAGCCAATGGTCACGTTATAGGAATCTGGAAAAACTGGGAAGACAACGGAAAAACTTTAGCGACATTCTCCGACATTCTTTTGAGCCAAGATACTGATTTAGCCATCACCCCGCTATCGGTAGCAAACCCTCTGGCACTACCAACAAATGCCATTCAGGGACAGGTAAGAACTGTTACCAGTTTGGGTGCTTATTACCTGAGATTAGACACCCCGCAAGCTGTTGATGGGGTTAAGGTTATTGCTGATAATTCAGGGAATAAATGGATTTTGAATCTTGGATCTACTAATTATGGGGCATTCCCAATCGGAGGGACTACTGGAGTTTTTGGCTGTCATCAACCAGCAGCGAATATTGATGCTGAAATCTTAGCAAATAATCCATTTTTTCCACGTCCCACATACACTCCCGATGGTAGCGGATCATTGTTTGACCCCGATCAATCACCGATTAGGTTAGCTTTCCTAAATCTGTATGACTCGGAAATGGGAGTGGGTAGAAGACTCCGTTTAAACTGTTTTTTAAATGGGTCAGAACCTGTTTCTAATTTGTTGAGTGGGAGGATTTTTGCTAAGGTTCTAGGCTTTGTGAATATTGATTCTGGGGAGCTTGTCACCGAAAATGACACGGGCGATGGGAACGATATGGATGGTGTTGGGGAATGGGTTCCTGTTGATACGAAGTTAGGCTTTTTTATTCTGCAAAGACCTTTGCCTTATAACTGGGTTGTCGCTGTTGAGATAGCAGTTGGATTCAAGTCTTCGGAACTTCAGATAGCACCCGGATCGATTTTGAGCTTTACTCTTAGCTGTGGGATTCAGTCAGGTGTGTTGGTTGAAGGAGGTCTGATTTATAGGCAGCCACAAGGGGGATTAATCTATAAAGATCAAAATTATACGGGTCGGGTTTTGCCAGATGCTGTAGGGGTGAGAGTTGGCAGGATGGCAGGGGGGATGATCCACGGATCACAGTCTCGAATCTATGAATTTCTGGACACACCTGAACAGTTTTTATCTGGATTTTTAACCAATACTGAAGGGCAAAAAATAACCCTTAGTCGTGATGGTGTAGCCACTTTTCGAGGTATTGAGGCTACCCAATCATCGGAAGCGTTATTGGCAATTGTTTCTACAAAAACTGGGGAATCCAAGGTTTTTTGGGGTGCTAATGAATTAGTCCTAAATAGCCAAGGAATTTCAGCCATAATAACCTATCCATCGGGAGGTTTCAATGTTTCCTTGATTCGTTTCTATCTTTTAATTAATGGCGTTTTATATAGGCAGGATTCTCCTTCTGGAATCACAACAGGATTAACCTCTCAATCTTTTAATATTTCTGCTATTACTGGATTTAGTTTGGCAAGTTTAGAACCGACTAATTATATTAATGGCTTATTTACCTCTCCTGGTATGGCAATAAGTTTATCCTCTGGATCTTTGTCTGGAAATATTAAGTTAGGGGTTTCTTATGTTTACAATGGAAGTATTGTATCATCAATCTCTCAAGATGTTTCACTAGGGTGTTTACCTATCCTAGATTTTGATGCTATGATTAGAATAACAGCAAGGAAGATGACGTTAATTTTTGGATAATATGAGAGATCTAAATTATGTATCGCAAGAGTTGATAAAAATATTAAAATTAACTCAGCCTCAAATTAAAAACGGATACAATCAAGTCACGCTATCAACTCAAAAGCAGACGATTGTAATTCCAAAACAATCTAATTCTAAAAGATCATCATCTAGTTCAAGGAGTGTTTGATGTCATTATCAGTCGAAGCTCAGGCAAATCTAAGCAGTCTCTTAGTTGCCTTAGATGAGCAAATGCAATTAAGCGAAAATGCAGCCTACCAAGCCGCATTAAAATACAACGCCGTATTGAGTTGTTTTGCTGGTGTTAATAATGGTTTTACTGACACCTCCACACTCGCAACAGAAGCCACGTCAACGACGATCAACGCCAAACTTCCATCTTTATCAAGTGGTAGAGTCCCCGTCTCTTTACCAACAATAACAGCCGGGTTAGATTGTAGATTGCTAACAACAAATACAACAATTGCAACTGGTAGTTATTTCATTTATTTAAAGGTACTCGTAGGGGATGTAACTATTAATGGATTAACATTTTCATCCGGTGAAAATCTAAACTTTGAAGCCATTAATAATGTTCTATACCCCGCTATTGAGTTAGTAATTCCTAGTGGTAAATCAGTCCGATTAGTGAGAGGATATTAAAATGGGAATGTTTTCGGATATTGATTATTCTTTGATTGTTTTGCAATTAGAGAAAGCAATGGCTAATGGTGTGGCTACCTTGGATTCAAATACCAAGGTTCCTAAAGCTCAGATTAGTTTAACCGCTTCTGATGTTGGTGCGATCGCATCTACTGGCAACGAAGTTTTAACAAGTTTAAACGCCGCGTCTGGCACAATTTCATCTGGGCTTTTACCGTCTTATGTTGATGATGTCCTGAATTATACAAACCTTGCCGGGTTCCCAGGTACGGGTGAAACTGGAAAGATTTACGTTGATGAAACGACTAATAAAGTTTACCGATGGTCGGGTTCTGTTTATGTTGAGATATCGAGTTCTGCTACTGCGGGAGAGGCGTTAAAACTAACAAACGCCCGGACAATTTCAACGACGGGGGATATAACTGGTTCGATTAGTGGTTTCGATGGGAGTGCTAACGTTTCGGGTGTAATGACGTTGCAGACAGTCAATAGCAATGTTGGCAGTTTTGGTAGTGTCAGTGCTATTCCTGTTGTCACCGTTAACGCCAAAGGTCAAGTAACTGCGGTTTCGACTAATAGTATAGGGAATGAATTAATAGCTCTCCAGGCATTATCTGACACTCCTGGATTTCTTAAAAAAACAGGAGACGGGACTTATTTAATTGATGTCAATTCCTACCTGTCCCTGACGGGAGGAACTATCACGGGTGACTTAGTTTCAACCAGTGCAACAACTTCTACCAGTCCCACAACGGGTGCGATTCGTGCGGCTAGTTTAGGAATCACGGGTGCTATTTTTGCGGATACCATAAGTGCTAATTCCTATAATCTAATTCCTGTCGGGAGGGGAGCAGGGGGGGTAGGTTCAAATACGGTTATTGGTGTTAATTCGCTTTTAGCTAATACCACAGGGGCTAATTTGACTGCCGTTGGTGTTAATTCGCTTTTAGCTAATACCACAGGGAATAGTTTAACTGCCGTTGGTTTGGATTCGCTCCGTGTCAATACCAGTGGGAGCAACTTGACTGCCGTTGGTGTTGGGAGTTTACAAAATAACACTACAGGGAATAGTTCAACTGCCGTTGGAGTTGGTGCGCTTTTCAGCAATGCAACAGGGAGTAGTTTGGTAGGTTTTGGTGTTAATGCAGGGCGTTTTATTGCCGATGGTGTAACGGGTCTCACGGCATCAAACACCTCTTGTTTTATAGGTGCATCGACAAAAGGAACCCAAAATGCAACCAATGAAAATGTTTTCGGTTTTAACGCCACAGGGAACGGCTCAAATACTGTAACGATAGGTGACAATAATATTGTCAGAACTTATTTAAAAGGTGTTGTAGACGTTGCAAACACAACCCCATCTACTTCTACTACCACGGGCGGGTTGGTGGTTTCGGGTGGTGTTGGTGTTGGTGGGTCTATTTTTGCAGGGAATATTAATGTTGGGGGGACTGCTATTGTCGTCAGCAGCAATCAATTTAATGGTTTTGTTGTGTCCAATAGTGCGTTTACGGTTGCTCAGTTACAGGGTTCAACCGCGACAAATGACATCGGAACTTTGACCCTTCGTTCAGCAAACGTACCAACTGTTTCACTCACCGCTTCTGGAAATTCTCATTTGAATGGGGGAAGTCTTGGAATAGGAAATACCAATCCATCCCATCCCTTAGACGTGACCGGGATTGCGAGAGCTAGTTCTTTTCGAGTAGGAGCAAATCAAATTATTGGGAGCAGGATAACTGGATGGGTAGCCCCTACGGGAACCGCTACTCGCACAACTTTTGCAACTTCAACGGTAACTCTTCCACAATTAGCTGAAAGAGTAAAAGCGTTGATTGATGATTTGACAACTCACGGATTAATAGGAGCATAATGAGTTACCAAGAACATCGAATTGTTTACAGACAACAGTTTGAAACCGCAAATCCTCAAACTGGAATTGTTAATAGGGAATATATTGAAGCCTGTTATGTAATCGTCATGGTTGACCACGAAACGGGTCATACAATCCCAACAAATAAAAGCGGAATTATCAAGATTCCACTAGCTAAATATCCAGGGCTACACGATGCTATTGAGGCTTTTGTTCCTGTTTTTATTGACGCATTTGAGCAGGAGTATAAAGAAAAATTAGCTGCGGAATTAGTCGCACTTGAATCTATAGATAACGACCCGTTAGTACAATAACAATATGCCATTAACAATCGACAATTCTGGCTATATTCTCCTGCTATTTTTTGCCGGACTAATTTCTATTGTTAATGGCATCTTCTTATTTTTTGATGATAGAAAATTAAATAAATACTTGAGTTCAACGCTATTGATTAACAGTGGTATAATGCTGATATTTGATAGTTTAAATAAATTTGGCTATCAAAAATTTGGATATGTCAAAGTTTCGACTTTAGTTATTCAGGTTTTTATCAGTTTTCTATCGTTGTTTTTGGTGTGGGAGCATTACTATGAACGGAACAAAAAACTTAAGGAAAGAAAGAGAAAAAAACAGGACTTTCCCGACGTTGATTGAATATGAGAGATACAAGAAACCAGTTTTTAAGATTAAGTATTTAGGTCAAGCATTGTTTTTTAATCATCATTTCTTGGTGATGATTTTATTAGGGTTTTTTGGGGTGATATTTACCCCGCCAAAAACTTCCATTTATTTCGTAAACGAAAGCATCGACTTCCTGAACGCCTTGATGTTGGGGGTGGGGATTAGCGGTGTGATTTGTTGGGTATTTGTTTATAAGTTGAAAAAAAATCATTATGTTAGTTCTCCGGTTTGGGTGGCTTGCTATTTGCTATTGAATATCTGCCACATCCTTTCAGTTTTGTTTGTTCTCGGTTTTTTTGGAGCCATAGGAATTGAACAAAACGGGAATATTTCTGCTTTAATTTGCGGGAATTTTTTCTCAACTCTTGTGGGAATTGTGTTATCTATAAAGTATACCTATAAGTCCTAATATGTTGACCTTTCTTCAGATTACTACAACCACACCACCAGACCAAACCGTCCAAACTGTCTTGGGGTTCACTGGTATTTTATTGAGTGGTAGTAGCGTGATCGGGATTGCTATTAATCGAATTTTTGATATTAAAAATGCTAAAATAATTGTGGAACTTCAAGGGAAAATTAAGACTCTTGAAAGGGAGATTGAATACAGAGAAACCAATCTTCGCAAAATCGAAACTGAGAATATTAACTTAAAGGAAAAGTTAACCATATTACAAGAGCAGAGCAATTCAAGTATTAGTAATCAAATAGCTGAATTACAAGAAAAAAATCAGAAGTTGAATTTAGAATATAAAAAAGCTATTGCAGTTATTAATAAGTTTAAAAAAAGTGTTAAACACCATCCTGACCAATAAAGAATCCTTTTTATTATGAAAAATTCTACTATAATTAAGTTAATAGCACTCAACAGGGAGGTAACGGCATCTGAGGAGATTTTCACGATTAAGGAATTGAAGGATAAATACCCTAAACTTTGGCTAAATTCTAGGGGAGATTATCAAGTTTTTGTTAATTCGTGTATGGACAAATGGATTAGGGAACAGGTAGAATTAAAGTGGAACGTTGTTACTTTTGAGGTGGGATGACATGGATATTAGGTCGTTGCAAATGTTAATAAGCGAATACGAGGATGTTACGGATTCACGGCATAAGATGAGATTAGCTAATCAGATGAACGACATTATAAAAAAAGATATCTGGGAACTTCAAGGGAAAATTAGAGAGGAAATGATGTTGCGAATGCGAACAAAAACGGAACAATTAAATAATTTAATATCCCAAACAACGGGAAAAAATACCCAATATGGTTATTGGTATGTCGAATTCAGAAGTCGGTCTGGATGGTGGGCTGTTGCCGATACCCGCGATAGTTTTACGGATAATGGAACATATCTCGGTCAGTGTTATGTTGATGCTGTAGAGTCAATTAAAGATTTATTTCCAGAAAGAAAACCTTTGGTTTCGGCAATGATTGATTATGAAATATGATGTTATAATAATGATGCACACTGATTGAAATTGGACGATACTGACCCAGGAATCTTATTGATTATTGGGTTATTTTTATTGGTGAAGATATTGGGTTTGTATTATAATATAAATAGGTAATGGCAATTAATATTATTATGCTTAATCAAATTATTCACGGTGATTGTTTTGAAGTTTTAAAGGATATTCCTGACAATTATTTTGATAGTTTAATAAGCGACTAATTAACCTAACTTGTGTTATAATAAACAAATAACCCATTTAGTTTCTGAGATGCTGGTAACACCTCAAAAACTTTTAACAAATGGGAGTAACCTAACATCATGAAGGAAACTAGGTCACTATGCCAATCATAGCAGAATTAATTGACAGAAATTGTCCCGCTTGCAATAAAACTTATAAAGTAAACCCAAACAGGCTTAAATGTGGTAGACAAGTCACTTGCAGCCGTGAGTGTACAACAAAAGTGAGGCGGGCAAAAATAGAGGCAACTAAGGAGAAAGCAGACTGCCCTGTATGTGGAGAGTCATTTATTCTTAAATCCCTAAAAGGTAGGTCGGTACAAGCGCGATATTGTTCTCAACTATGTGCGTACAAAGGCAGAACCCTTGGCTTCACAAGGAGGGTGGTTACGAAACCTTATGACATCAAAGTGTCACAAAAAAATAGAATATTTGTTAACTGCCAGCAATGCCAAAAACAAATAGAGACAATACCCGCACTGAAGGACAGAAAAAAATTCTGTTCTAAGGATTGCTGCAATTTAAGTAAGGTTGCAAACTCTAAAGGCAGCAACAATCCATCATGGGTTGACGGTAGATCCTACAATAAAAGTTGCTACAGGGGTGAAAATTGGGAGAGTCAGAGGCTGTTGGCTTACAAGAGAGATGGCTTTAGTTGTCAGATTTGCAAGGAGAAATGTCTATCAAGAAAAAGAGTAGCTAAAGAACAAAATCACTTAGTCATTCAGTGTCATCATATTGTTTCATGGCATCTAACACATGATAATAGTCTTGGAAATTTAGTTACTCTCTGTGTGTCATGTCATAAAAAATTACACGAGGGTAGCTTAACTCTCGATATTTCCACTACCAAACAAGAGGATTAAGTCAAACTATCTAACATTATTTATTGTTGTTATATACTAAAATAGAGGCATATAACAACAATAAAATTAATGTTAAATCAAATTATTCACGGCGACTCATCCGAGGTCTTAAAAGGTTTTCCCGACGATTATTTCGACGCATTAATAAGTGATCCTCCTTCATCGATCTCCTTCATGAATAAGAAATGGGATGATAACAAGGGGGGAATGCTTAACTGGATTAATTGGCTGTCTGAAATAATAGCAGAATGTCTTAGGGTAATGAAGCCCGGAGCCTGTGGCTTAATTTGGTCTTTACCCCGAACTTCTCACTGGACAGGAATGGCTTTAGAATTAGCGGGTTTTAGAATTATTGATATAGTCCATCATGCAAACGGGGAAGGGTTTCCGAAAGGGCAAGATATAGGGAGGTTACTGGATAATTTAGCGGGAGAAGAAAGGGAAGTTATAGGGTTAAAAATTAGACCTGATGGCACTCAGCGACCCAATTATAAAAACTGGGGAGAAAATGATTACTTGAAAGGATTAGCTCGCAATGAGTATGAAACCGCCCCCGCATCACCCGAAGCTAAACAATGGGACGGATGGAAAACGCCCGCACTAAAGCCAGCCATTGAGGATTGGTGGTTAGTTCAGAAGCCAATTAGTGAGTCAAGTATTGCTAGAAATATTTTAAAACATGGGGTTGGTGGTTTGAATATTGAGGCTACAAGAATTGGTGTAAAAGAAAATGACCCAAATAATAGGATAAACCCAACAAAATCAAGCGATTTCCATAAAACTGTGTTTGGCGTTGGTATAGGAAATGTAACATGTCCTAGAGGGCCTAAAGATATAGGACGATACCCTGCTAACCTAATCCTTTCCTGCGGAGCTAATTGCAAAGGCGAGAATCATAGCCCTGATTGTCCGGT